GATATTGAATGTTGCTGATCTTATTGCGATGGTGGAAGTGGCCAGAGCAAACCAACTCGAACTTGTCAAAGTATTTCGCAGACATGCCGTGTACATTCTTGTTACCACGATCCATGAATGCGCCAGTAATGTCTAGGTGACCAAGGCAAACAGGAGCAACCGTGTCGTTGATTGCCTCAATCGCATCGTTCCAGTTTTCTGCATTGATCCATGGCATCAACAGAATAGGATAACCATCGAACATCACTGTTTCTGGTTTCCAGTAATAACTCACATGACTGTCGCCAAACAACTCTTTCATTGAGTTGATTTCGTTGGTGTTCTTGTAAGGAACATCGTGATTACCGATAATCACATGAAGATCAATGCCACGCTTCTCGCACTGATCAATAAACATGTCCTTCATACGGCGAAGTGTCACATATGAAATATACTTTCGCCGATCGACAATATCACCCAAATGAACAATAGTATTAATCCCTTCTCTGTCGAGGTAAGGGAAGAAAATCTCTTCATAAAACTTCTCAAAATAATCTAGAAAGGCAGAGTTGTCATTTCGTGCACCGAAATGAGTATCCGTGATCAAAGCAATTTTCATAATTTATTCTTCGTGAACAATCTTCTTCTTTTTCTTGCGACGCTTACACTCTTCGAAGTTTTCAATGAAGGTCGCCATATACTCTTCTGTCCACTCATTATACTTGATGTCATCGTTGTAGTCAACACCCTGATCATGGTCTTGAACGTCTGAGGTTTCGTCGAAGATATTCGCATTTTCAGATGCTTTGTACTTGGTGTACAGATACTTCTTTTCTTTTTGAATTCTGCGCAGGAATGCATAGTAAACAATCTGTGTAAAGTATGCGAAAGGATTGTTTGACTTCTCAGGATTGAAGTTGTCGATATACTGGAGGCAGTTCTCGATGCCATCACAGATCATCTCTTCACGGAAGGTATAGTTGACAAAGTTTGGTTTGTAGGACAGATGAGTTGCGATCTTCATAATGCAGTCAGCAACATACATGGGCACTCTTGGTCTTGGTTCGTGTGCTTGTTCTGCCTTTGCAACCTGTTCCTTGAAGTCAACCATAGCAGCAAGGAAATCCTTGTTGTTGACATAGTGTGGATTCTTCTTCTTGTTTAGTTCTGCCATTTTAGTGTACCGTTTTCATCTCTGTGTTTGCGTGTTCTGCTGCAATCTCTTTAATCTTCTCATAGAGTTCTTGTCGATCTCTAAGTTCTTGTTCATATGCTCGTTCAGGAAATAAGATCCTTTCAATCGCATTCACATAATACTCTTGCATGTCTGAACCAGCATGTGCCATTCCGATAATATGCTGTTGATGAATATACATTATATTCTCATCCTCTAGCATAGGCAACCACTGATACGCTATCATATTCATACGAGTGCCGCCATACTCTTCAGTCTTAATTTGTAGTGGGTTGACAATAGTAACAATACGATCTGATGCATCAAGTACATCACACATGATTGTTTCGCCGCTGGTAAGTTTAAGAATTTGTACTGGCATTCAATTTAATGTTGTATAAACGATAGGAAAACTCTTCTTCGTTGTACATCTTTATTCGCACAGCGAAATGTTTGAGGGTGTGGTTACAGCTTGATTTATGGCAGAGGTCATCGGCAATGTCGTACAAGGTTGCTCGCTCTTTAGCATCTCCTTTACGGAGTCCTCGACCAATAGACTGTAGATTCCGTATCCTAGACTTAGAAGGACTGCCAAATATAACATTGTGAAGATTGCGTATGTTGACCCCAGTAGAGAACGTCCCGTATGAGGCGATGATAATTGCACTCCGCTCTCCTTCAGTAATTCTTCGAACTTCTTCTCGTTGATCAGCATCTACGCCTCCATGAACGAAGAACACATGGCGATCCTCGCCCGCTTCTTCTTTGATTGCATCGTAGAGAATTTTTCCATGTTTCTCTACCATTTGGAATAATAGTAGTGTATTACCTTTTCGTGTTAAAGTCAAGTTCTTTATGAAGGTATTGCGTGCTTCATTACTTACAAGGAAGTCCATTTCATCCTGATACTTTGCATTGTGCATTTGTTTGCATACTTCAGGTGGATACTTGAGTACAAGACACTTGATACGAAACTCAGCAAGATGCCCTTCGTCAATCAGTTCTTTGGTTTGTACCACACGAATCACTGGACCAAACAAACCTTCAAGTACCAACTTGTTTGTTTGCGTACCATCAAGTGTACCAGTAAACCCAAAACGATATTTGCAGTTGGGCAACTTCTCCATAATACTTGTAAGAGAGTTTGCTTTGAAGAGATGCGCTTCGTCACCGATAACTAAATCGAACTGATCAAAGTACGATCGGTGTTGTTTATAGATCGACTGCCATGTACTGATAAAAACTTTCGCTGAATCGTTAGATTTAGCTTGACCTGCCATGATGCAATGAGTATAATCAAATTGTCCTTCTGAATATGAGAGAAAATCTGTATTCATTTGAGACACTAGACTGGTCGTAGGAACAATGACTAATGCTCTCTTGACATCAGAGGCAAGGTAATACTTGAGCAGACTGTAAATAATAAAGGATTTCCCCGACGCAGTCGGGGAAAGAATTAATGCTCTGTTGTTACGAATCGCATGAGCAACTGCACGTGTTTGATATTCACGTGGAGTATAGTTTGGTTCTTTTAGGAACTGCTCTAGTTCGTTGATTGGAACATCGTTGGTTACTTCTAGATCATCATGTACCTGTACTTGATAACCTCTCTCTTCAGCAAACCTTTTTAGATGCTCAATAAGACCAACATAGATTTGTCTTGTATTGACATTGAAAAGTCTGATCTTGCCATCCCAAAACTTATTGCGGACAGCAGGCATAAACTTGGCACCTGGCACTTCAAAAGTAAAGAAATCTGAAAGTTCAGCAGCAGTGCCACGATCACAATCTATCTTGAGATGCACTTCATTCTTTTTATAGATTGCGATTGTTTCCATTATAAAGAACCGTTAGTGAAACGATACCAGTCAATAGCAGATTTGATCTGGAAGTTTCGGTTATTCAAAGACTTGATAATTGCTTCAAGATAGTCAACCTTCTCTTGTTGCATAGCAATCTCTAAATTGCTTTCAATATATAGGTCGTCTGATTCGATGTAGGTATCGACTTCGTTCTTCAGCAACTTCTTATAGAATTGATCACGACCAAGAATTTCTAGTTCGTCACGATCTAGTTCGCCAAGATAATACTCAAGCAAACCCTTGCGAATCTTCTTGTTCTTTGCTTTCATTCTGAACAGAGCAACACGCTCGCCCATAAAGAACTTCAAATACTTGTTGTGCAACTTCGGAATCTTAGTTGCCTCTTCACCAAGTTCGGTGTCATCAATTTTGGAATCTTTGTCCCACTCGGAGACAATGTCTTCAATCTTCATAATATAGTCCAGTTGTAACTCTATGAGTTACTATTATAACCTATTAGGTTACTGTGGTCAACTCATACTTACGATATGCAAAGGTTGCAGAACCAGTGAGATATTCAATATCATTCTGCTCGATGTTGAACTCGAATGAAGAAAGATCTACAGGATACATGTCTACAAACTTAACTTCAACATTTGGTTTGTACTGATTAGTCAGCACGAGTAGAGAAGCATCAGAATAGACCGTAGGATCTGCTGAATTCATAGAAGCACGAAGTCTTGGATGTCTTTGATTAAAAGTATCAGGAACACCAATGCCGAGCATCCAATCGTAGATCTCACGAAAGTTTCTCATGTCTTCGTCAATTCTAAAGTTGATAATCAACTGCCCGAAAGAAAGTTTATCACCTGGAGTTGGCAAGTTGATGAATGGAGTCTGATAGTCCAGATCACCAAGTGTGATACTTGGAACAGAAGCAGAGGTACAAAAATAATTTACATTGGGAAGTTTCTGAATCGAAAACTGGAACCCAATAGGACTCAAAAAGTTTTTGTTGTCAGGTGATGTTGCCATACTTAACTCTCATTGTTGATATACTATTTAGGCGCATAAAAAAAGGGAGGACCGAAGTCCTCCCTTTAAAACGCTGGGTGAACCCCAGTCTAGTTTTATTACATCAAGTTCGCCACCTTGACCAAACGATAGTACACGTTAGCGGACTGACCGTTCAAACCAACACCAACAGTGCCGTCAGCACCAGTAGTGGCGAATGGATTCGCAACCATGCCGTAGCGAGTCTTGAAACCAATCTTAGGTTGGAAGGTGTTTTCACCAACTGCACGAACCATCTGCAGAGGCACGTATGGGCAGTAGAACAAACCAGCGTCGAACGCAGAAGTGCCCTTGTAACCCAGAGTGTAGTAGTTGTTAGTGGTGTCAGAGAAGTATGGGTCAATGTAGACCTTGATACGACCATTCAGAACACCAGCAAACGTGTTACCAGTATCGTCAACATTCAGATTGTTGTTCAGTGCTGGAGTGTAATCCAGAACGCCAGCCATCTGCAGAGCAGAAGCGGTGTCAGAAGAACAGATCATCAGGTTGCCCTTACCACGACGAGTTGCCTTAGCAATTTCGTTAGCGTCACGCTCGATCTGGAACATCAGACCCTTGAACTTTTCAACAGACCAACGACCGTTAGAGTCAGTGTCGAGATCGAAAGTACCAGTAGTGGTAACATTCTTCTGAGCACCAGCAGCAGCGGAGTAGTTGATTGTACGAACAACTTCACGGTTGATTTCAGCGAGGATTTCAGCAGACAGGATGTTGCTGAGTTCAGTTTCAGCGTCCAGACCATGTACTGCCTTCAGATCCTGCGCCAGTTCCATGGTGTATTCTGCCTTCAGAGCACGAGAAACTGCAGTTACAGCGATCTTTTCGATGCTGAATGCCATTTCGTTGAACTTGTTGGTAGCGGAATCACCCAGAGCTTCTGCCAGGGAAGTAGTCATACCAGTGTGAACAGTGTAACCAGAACCAGAGGCACGGTCAGCAGGATCTGAACCAGACTGAGTAGTACCTACAGCACCGTTAGCAACACCAAACTGGTGAGCAGTGTTAGCACCAGCAAGCGCAGAGAACGAAGTATTTGCTTCGTTGAACAGTGCTTCAGTGCCAGACTGAGTGCCGTAACGAGCACGCATAGCGAAGATCAGACCAGTAGGACCAGTCATTGGCTGTACGCCACAGATATCGTATGCGATCAGGTTAGGCATAGAACGACGAACCAGAGAAATAAGAACTGGGTCGAAGATATCTACATTACCAGCACCAGCAACAGAAGAAGAAGCACCCATTGCGTTAGCAGGAGCTGCTTCGCCGAGCAGTGTTGGAGAGTTGTAACCACCAGAACCAGCAGCCTGCTCACGAGCAGAGCGTTCCTGGTTTTCCAGCAGAGTTGCTACTGTGGCACGCTTATGAGCATCAGTGATCTTTTCCAGGTCAGGATGCTCAAGAACTGGCTGCCACTTCTTGATAAGTTCATCAGATTGATACATTTTAGGTCTCCTTCGAGTTAATTATCCTAATGTTTAATTATTTATACAAAATTACTTTTTGATGCTCTTAGAGATGGCATTCAGATAAGCGGCCATTCCTGGATCGACATTCTTAGCATCCTCTTCGATCTCAAGAGGTTCATCATCAAAATTTGTCTCTTCGACAATTACTTCGCTAGAAGCAAAATAATTCTCTTTGATGGTTTCCAGCTTTTCAGCATAGGAATCTGCATCATCAAACTCAACGCCTTCAGCCAAAGAGGCGAGTTTGATTGCTTGAGACTCAGTCAGACCTTCAGAAACCTTGGTGAGGATGATTTCCATCTTCGCTTCGTCCAGTTCCTTCTTGAGATCAATATTCTTTTCGATCTCTTCGTTCACGTTGCCCTGCAGTTCTTCAACCTTAGAAGCGAGTTCGTCAACGAGGTCAACCTTTTCTTCTGGAATTTCGATGTAGTTTTCAACGAACAGATCCTTCAGACCCTTCATGAAGTTTTCCATGATTTCTGCACGGATACCCTGCTCAACAGCAAGTTCGTTTTCCTTCATCCATTCTTCTGCAACATACTCGAGATAAGAGTCGAGTTTGGTAGACAGATCTTCCAGAATTTCTTCCTTGCCTGCTTCCATTTCTGCTTCAAGATCAACAGTAACAGTTTCAAGCAATTCATTTACCTTAGATACAACTGCTGCTTCGAAGATCGTAGTTGCCTTGGTAGTGAATTCTTCAGAAAGATCTTCACCCTTGAACATAGCAGCAACATCTTCTGCAACATTTACATCACCTGCCTTAATCTGACGCAATTCACGAACAGATACAGGTGCAGTTTCAGCAGTTTCTTCAGCAACAACTTCTTTACCTTCGATAGTTGCCATCAGTGCTTCATAAACCTTCTCAAACTGTTCTGCCTTCATACCCTTAACTGCCTGAGCAATGTTCTGGATAGCGGCAACCTTAGTTGGTTTAACAGATGAACCCTGTTCAGGATTCTTCTTCTTATCTTCATCTTCTGGCTTGCCACCAGGAGGTGTGTTTTCTTTAGTAGATGCTTCTGGAACTTCAGCGTCAACACCGAAAGAAGCCTTTGCTTCTTCCATGTCTTCTACCTTTTCTTCCAGTTCTACTTCATTTTCGAGTAGTTCTTTATCAGACATTTGGATTGCTCCTATTAAAGTTATCTCATTTGTAATTTATTTATAAAAAATAAATCTTTACTTAGCCAAAGAGTTCAGAAACTGCTCGAACATCGCAAACTTCTTTGCTTCTACTTCTGCAGCACTCATTTTCTTCATCTGTGAACGCATCTGGTCAGCAACTTCAATCTGATTCCAAGAACCAGTTTGTTCATTGAAGATCCACTCTGCTGATTCCATGATTCCGTTTACGAAAGCATTAGGAGCAGATGGATCAGCAACGATATCCGCAGCGGTTGCCAGATAAAAATCGTTCTGTACTTCAGCAACGCCATTACGACCTTGCTTGAGTGAACCCATACCACGGGATGACACGCCCAACTGAGCACCTTCATCCATAAGGGATTTGACAATCGCACCATATGGAGTTTCAGTCATGATCTTAGCACGACCGATATAGTTGTCACCATCACGCTCCAACTTGGTAATCATGTGCGATACACGCTCAAGATTAATGGTTGGACCAGTAGGATGACCCAACTCGCCATAAGCACGATTCTTTTGAATGTACTCTTTGTTGTAGCGACCAACTTCTTTGTCAAGAACTTCAGTAGGATAAACACGACCGTTACGATTCTTGATGTTACCCTGCATAAAAGGACCTTCAATGAAGTAGGACTTCTTGCCAGATTCTTTTGCTTCAGTGAGGTAGTTGATGTCCTCAATGACTTCGGTAATCAGTTTCATTAGTTGTCTCCCTCAGCAACCTTAGTGGCGTAACATCCAGAACCCACAACAGTGTCATATGGACGCTTACGAATAACAACGCCAGTTGTTGGAACACGAATGGTTACTGCTCCACCAACATAGTTGCCATGAGCATTAGAACCATCATCGATTGCAGTATTTGCAACAGTAACTGTTGCAGCAGCACCAGCAACCACATAGACTGCAGTTGCAAGAAAACAATTATTTGCAACAGTGTTAATGTTGGCAGTATTTGCAAGTGGTTTCAGTGCCATTTTGTGTTACCTTTTCTTTGCTCTGTCCATTATTTGTTTTACAACTTTCTTTGCTTCTGCAGGAGAAACCTTAAATGCTTTGGCGATTTCTTTTTCTGCTTCAGAAGAATTTTTGGTTGCGCCAATGATGATTTCTGCACCATCAAGGTCGATCTTACCTTCTGTTGTAAACTGTTTGAAAGTCTTCATTTTACTTCAACACTTCTTCTCTGGAACCATTGAACTGGTGATCGCCAGCAACAGGATGCTTCTTCTTAGTCTTGTCAATGTTAGACTTGGCAAAATCTTCTTCACCCTTTGCACGTGGCTTGTACTCGGTTGCTTCCTTGTCATCGTCCTTCTTAGGTACGAGTTCGTCAGCAGCAGCACCAGTGCCTTCAGAAATGTAATCTTTGAAACTTTTAATCGACATCGTCGTTGACCTCAGTTGTTGGTTCGGACATAAAGGATGCAGCAACTTCAGCCTTCTTCATGCCAACTGCATCTTGAATTTTATCCATAAGCAATGAGCCTACTGCATCTCTAAAATCAGATACATTACCATCATATGCCATCTTAACAGCATCTTTCATTGTATAATCGCTCATGTTTTGCTCCTTTTCGAGTCTATTTATAAAACTTTATCTGTTCTTGTCAGATTTCCAAATCGGCATCCATCCCTTCGCCATCATCCACGTCGCCCACATCTTTTTCCATCTCGATCTGGTTGTCGATTTCTTCAATTTCATCCTCCGTCTGCATCAGAACATTTTTACGGATCCACTCTACAGAATAATACTTGCCTGTATATTGATCAATGTCCTGAAGCAAACCAAGACGCTCACGCATAATTTCTGAATTTTTCAGTTCAGCAAAGTGGTTGTCTTCAAGGAAATCGTAGAACAATTGTCCTTTGATATTTTTCCATTCTTGCTTGGTAATAATACCTTTGAGCAGCAACTGACGCTCGAGCAGAATGTTAAAGATTTCTGAGAAACGAGTACGAAGTCTTGCAATAAATTTAGAGAACTTCAACTCATCACGAGTAATTTCTGAAGCACGACCAAGATTAAACTGCCCTTCTGATTCAAGACGAGCAATTGGCACATTCAATGCTTCATACAACTTCTTGCGGAAGTATTGTACATCTTCCAACTCACCAAGATTCTGGCCAGCAGAAAGTGTTGTAATTTCAGTGGAACGACCACCTTCACGACGAGGCAACCAGTAATCTTCTAGCATCGTCATAAACTTACGATCATCACGGATGTCGCCAGTTGATGCGTCGTACACAAGTTTGTTCTTATGCTTCGCCATCATGTCACGCAGATACTGTTCTGCTTTCGCCTTTGGTAGATTACCTACATCGATGTAGAAAATTCTACGCTCAGGTGCACGAGCAAGACGGTAGATTACCGTAGCATCTTCCAGCATACGCAACTGATTCATTGGCTTAATTGCTTTGTGCAAGAAAGAAAGAATCATACGATTGTTTTCGTCACGAATGCCTGAGTGACAATAAGCAATCGCATCAGGTGCAACTTTAACACCTTGATTGCCAGCAGTCACACCTTTTTCAGAATAGATGAAATACTCATTGTATTCTTTAGGGATAAACTGATTCTGCTGCAAACCTTGCATGTTCTTACGCTTTTGCGTACGAACTTTCTTAATCTTACGAGGATCAATATAGCGCAGTTCTTGAATACCCTTGCGAGGATTCGCTGTATCGATCATAATATGATAGAACAAACGACCGTCAACATACCAGTTGCGGAATACATCGTAGGATTTTGTATTGAAACTTAGGAGGTCGAGAAGATAATCAAACTCTTCACGGATTGTTTCACGAATCTGCTCTGGCATCTCGACATTGTCCAAGACAATGGAGACAGGCATATCAAAATCATCTGAAATGATTGCTTCATTGATAATGTCGTCAATGGCACGCTCACACTCAGGTTGTTGCGCCATGGTACGATAACGAGTAATGAGAGCAATTTCGTTTTTAGCAATACCATCTTGATCGATAGCAGTGCCATAAAAACCACCTTCAGTAATTGATAACGCAGCATCTTCATTTACTGGGGGTGCAAAAGATTCAACAGTCTTTGGCTGTTCTTCGTCTTTTGGTTTGCCGATCTGGAAGCCAAATAGTTGCATTCTATTTTCCTATATTAAAGTATGGGGGCAGCATAAGATTATTTATACTGCCCCCACGAATCACATTTTCACTTAATTAAACGCCACCAGCGTTGCCAGTAGAACCACCAGAAACCTGCCAGTAGTCATACTGGAATGTAACTGTGTATTCTTCAATCGCATCGGTTTCCCAAGAAAGATCAATTGTAGAAACTTCAGCTGGGAAGATGCCGATGAAATCATAAACACGAAGAACTTCGCCAGTCTTGCTGAACTGCGTAACCTGTGCATTTGCTTTGTACAGATTAGGAGCAGAACCGCCAGCATTATTCAGATTGCCTTGGAAAGAATTGATCGCATTTGACCACTGTTCCATTGCATTACGAATAGCAAAGTCTTCGTCATTGATGATTGTTGGACTCCATTCAGCGTAGGTGCGATTGCCTGCAATCTTAATTTGGCGACCGAAGTAAGGAACTTCGATTGTACCAATCGTTGCTGCAGGAATTTGTGCACCCTTTACCATGAAAGGAACCTGAATATCAGCGACACCGTTGATCGGGTTTGTAATTTGAACCTGGAACAAAGATGGACGTGCACCGCCACCTTTAAGTGCTCCAGCAAATTGATTTACATTAAATGCCATTGTCGTTCTCCTGTTTTATCCTATTTATTAGCCAAATTGACCAACTACTTCAGAGAACTCAACGCCAGTTCTAACCGCAACGAAGTTCAACTGGATGAAGTTGATAGAGCGAGCAGGTTTAATGTAGATGTCGCCGATAAACTCATTGCGGTCGATAACTTCACCAGTGTTATTGGTAGAGTCACAGACTACACGGAAATCGGTGATACCACGACGACCCTGAACATCACGCAAGAACGGTTCAACCAAATTGCGGAACTGCGAACGAGTAAACTCATCGTTGAACTCGAACAGTGTGAACTTGGAAGCAGTAGAGATTGCCTTCTCAAGTACAATGAAGAGACGACGAACATTGATGCGGTCAAACGCAGAAGGTTTGGCAAGCATAGTCTTGTCACCAAACAACACAGTACCCTGACCTGGGAAGGTTACAACTGGATTCACACCCTTCTTGTAGAGTTGATCACGATCACCCTTGCCTGGATTGTATGCCAGACGGATCGTGTTCTTAACATTACCACGATTGAAACCAGCAGGTGAATACCATGGGTCACGAGTTGTATCAGTTTGAACCATCAAACCAGCAGTGTCACCATTCAGTGGCACATAACGATACATGTCGTTGTACTTGTCGTACTGATATTTCCAACCAGAATCCATTACTGCGTAAGAGGAACTTGGCAGCGTGTCACGGAAGGCGATAATATCATCACGCTCTTTACCTGCATATGAGTTGTTGTTAACAACATCTGCACGCTCAGGTGAAAGAACTGCGATACAATCCTTACGAGATTCAGCGATATTGGTAATTAGGTGAGTTGCCAAAGTCGCATCAGCATTCGAACCAAGCAGGAACGAAACATCAACGTCTTCTGCAGACTTAAAGATATCGTAGAATGGAATCTTTTGTGCGCTAGTTGGTGTTGCACCATCTTTACCACCAGTGAAACTGTTAGTTACAGGCAGTGAAGCAGCGGAATATGTGGTTCCGAGTTCAGCACGAGTACCAGCATTTGTGAGACTGGAGTTATGAGCACCCCACCAAACATATGCAGACTGCTGATTGATCACTTCCTTGTAGTAGTTGCCAGCACCCTGTTCGGTACGAGCATCTGGAGCAACCGATACACCAGCATAAACTTCAAGAACTGTACCCTGCTGACCAGTGAATGCACCATCTTCGTCAACCACGGCAACATGAATTTCATCACCCTGTGAATTCACAGTGTTTGCATATGCGGTAGTGGTTGGTGCATTGTCGAAGTTGTAGAAGTATTCCCAACGACGAGTAATGTCAGTGGTATAGTTGGATACAGTGTTACCACCATATTCCGAAGAAAGAGTGATCGTGTTGCCAGAAAGTGCAGAAATTTTACGTGCTTCAGCATCTGGACCAAGCAGAATGTAATCGCCTACAGCAAACTGCCATTCAGCGTTTGATGCAGCAGAAGTACCAACACCATCACCTGCCAGTGTTACAGTCTTGCTGTTGCGAGTGGCATAGTAAGAAGTACCAACACTTGATTCCCAAGCATTGATACCCTGGCAAACGGAAACCTTCAACGAGTTACCGAGTTCACCTGGATACTTAGCAACCCAGTCACCGTGTGCAGCAGTGTTAGTATAAGTTTCGTTGTAATAATCTTCATTAGTAACATAAGCACCAGTGCCACCAGAAGTTGCATTGTTTGCGCTTACAACTGCACGGTTGATGTACAGAGCGTTACCATAAGAAAGGAAGTTTGCAGCGGTAAAGAAATCCGTTGCAGTATTCGAGTTTGGCTTGTTGTAAACATTTACGAGTCGATCTTCAGAGTCAACCAGCACACGCTGATTTACTGGACCCCAGCGAAAATGACCTGCGAGCGCACCTTCGGTGGTGCTGACTGCAGGCACAACGGTAGTAAGATCGATTTCACTTACATTTACGCCTGGTGATACTTGAAAAGGCATGTTTATCTCCTTTGATGTAAAGAGTCAATTATCTCATTTGTAACTTATTTATAAAAATGGGTATTTAGAACCATCCAGTGCTATTGCCCCAAGTTGTAACGCTACCATGCGCCATATCAGTATCACCACCCCAGTCTTCAGAAGTTCCTGGGTCTTCAAATTCGTCGACACCGTTACTTACCACTCCGAAAGGCAGTAAGTCATCCATAATTTCTTCTTGCGTTCTCTCTCTTAAATGCGCAAGTGTGTTATTGTCTGTGAAGTGTTTGAAGAACTGTTGTTCTGATAACCATCCAAATAACACCAAACCCATTACCAAATCATCATGAGCACCTGGCTCTGCTTCGTAGGATACACCTTTTCTAGAAAAAGTTGACAATTCTGAGATTGTATCAAAATCGTTTATTATAAGTTGGTCTTGTTCGACCAACAACTTTAGCACTGAGCATCCAACAGATTTTACCTGTTTGGTGGTTCGGATACCCTTATCAATTGCAGTGCCTTTCTTGCCAAATCCACCTGAAATTCTCTTTCCTGCTCTACCAGCAGACTGTGTATGCAAAATATTCTCATAGTCATAATCAAATAAGAGAAGATCAGGGATTTGCCCACCAATGTCGTTGACTTCAACGAGAACGAGTGCCTCATTATACTTCACACACATCCTATGTATAATTTCCGTGTATTCTACAGGTGTAACTAGATTGTCACGGAATGTGCAGACCTGTCGATAAGGCATTTTCGTTGCATCAATGATATGAAACGCAGAATAGTCAAGACCTTTACCACGTGAAACATCCACAACACAGAAATAAGTGTGTTGTGGTTCTGGTTCTTCATACATCTTCAACCCATTTTTGTCATGAATGGGTTGGCGAGGAACCAAAGACTTTAGTTTGTTGCCTTCGATAAGTGTACCAGAACTTCCCAAGAATTCGCACTCAAATTCCTGTGCAAACTTTTGCATGTCAAAGTCCATGGATGCAAGTGTGTCCTGCTTCCAAACTGCATCACGACCAGGAACTTCATGCCACTTCACTTCAATAAACTGGTAACCATTTGTTCCTTCTCTTGCACCTTCGCAGGTTTTGTAGAAGTGATTCAAACCATTTGGTGTGGAAGTAAAAAGAATCTTGGTCGTCTTACCAGAAGAAATGGTAGGGAACACCGATGCGAAGAACTCATCCCATCCTTCTACGAATGCTGCCTCATCGATATACAGGAATGAAACAGACTTACCACGAATGCCTGATGAAGAAGTTGCTGCGGCGATAATCTTACAACCGTTCTCAAATTCAACAGAACCCTTATTCCATTCTATCACCCCCTGTTGGAGCCACTTAGGTAATGCTTCATAGGCAATCTTGATACGATCTAGAATTTCACGTGCAGCATCACCCTTGTTTGCTAAGAGTGCCACCGTTTTGTGATCGTTGAATAGAACATAGTGCAGGATGACTGCCACCGCTGTGGTTGTCTTACCTGCCTGTCTCGAGGTGACAACAGTGACACGACGATTGTTCGTAATCTTGTCAATGATTTCTTTCTGATAGTCATACAACTCAATAGGAATGAGTCCATGGTCAACATGAACGATTTGAATGTATTTTTCGGCGAAGTAAACTGGATCCTTTGCGCAGCGCAGGAACTCTTTTACCTTCTCTTCGTCCCAGTCAATCTTAACACCCTTGCGTTTAAGATTGACATTGCCAAGATATCCTTTCTCAATCGGATCCATCTTTAATCATCTTCAATAAGTCAGAAGTTGAACCAACAAATAGATTGTTGTTCGTCACATTGGTTTCAGATTGTTCTTGCTGCGTATCTTTCTTGAGATCCTTTACTTGTTTCTGTATAGCAAGTAGATCTTTGTTTGCTTCAACAAGTGTTTTTGTCAACTGTGCAACAACTTCAAAGGCACGTGGATGTTCGCTTGCCTTCGCCAATTCTACAAGTTGATTAAGTGCATCAGAACCAGTTTCAATTACGCCATACAAATTGCTTCGAGCATACTCATAATCATTCTGAATGTCTTTGTCCTGATCTTTGGATCTGGTTGGAATGACTAGAGGTTTTTTGTTGTCGTCTTCAGTAATCAGATCCCCCTCAATGCCGAGGATCTGATTCATATTCTCTGTTAGATTTTTCATTAGTGATCATGCCTATTAATGCCATCAAAGTAATCATATGAATCGAACGCATAACCCCAGTCGGTGTTTGCGGTAATGGTTTCCCAAGGAATACTTGCTGAAGAGTTTGCAGTTGGCGAACCATTTGCAAGCAAACCTGGAGTCAGAATAATCTTCTTGTCTGGACCAACTTCTGTGCCGATCGGATCAGCGGTGCGATTGATCGCCAAATCAATAATGCTGCGTTTAATAACACCACGATTGCGAACTGGACCAAACAGATAACCCTTTACGGTGAAGTTCCAGGTATAGATAATTGCTCTACGAGTATCAAAGTCAGCATCATAACTGTCTTCAATTGACATGTCGTTGAGCACAGTCGGAATGTCATAGTAATCTGGAATCGCATCAATCAAATTCAAACTCATGGTCCATTCTGGACGGAAGTATGGAAGAATCTGTTCATTGACTTGTACTGCATCTTCGTTGTTGGCAAACATACCATACAGCGAGATATTGAAATCATATGGAACTGGTGTGTTCTGACTTGACACAGAATTTGTTGCAGAAGTTGCGGTTGATGACTTAAACATCTTATTCAGACCACGCTGAGGAGCATAAGTCATGTTTGTGAGTTCAAAAGACAAACGAGGCAACTGAATCGCAATCTCACGACTTAAACTTGGATCTGTGTTGATTCTGGCCAAATACTTTTCAACTGGTCCATATGCAATCGGAACACGAATGGTTTGAATCGCAGTTCCAGAGGTATTATAACGAACAACATCGATGTCGTTGAACATGCGTCCAAACATGATGATATACTTACGAGTTGTGCCGTTGTAAAAATAAGGAACCATCAGATTTCACCGAAAGGATTTGACTCGCTCCAGTCAATGAAGTTCAATGAACTGCCTGAACGAGTTTGAGTTGTAAAAAATTCGTTGTTCGCTTGAGCATCTGTATCTTCAATACGATAACCTTCTTGAACCATCGCTGAACCATCTTCGAATACAAGATTGTTTCCAGACTCATCAAGCAACTGATATGCCATCATATCGCCAGAGTATGCAGTTTCGATGTCATCAATGGTGGCAATACCAGTATCCAAACGCTCATGACTGTATTCAAACAATTCACAACGCAGATCATAGGTCTGCAACGAACCCATCTGATAGAATACTGCTTCGTGTTCTACGAACTTGACTTCGAAGATCTTATTGTTCAATGGAAGATAAATCAAATCACCTTCTGCAGGACGAGCAATATCTTTAGTCGTATCGCTCCAAGAAACTTCTTCGCCAAATCTACGGCGTGAGATGGTAAGTGTAACCGAATCTCTAATTTCCAAACCAAACTTAGAAAGGAAATCGCCATCACCTTCGAATCCATCAACAGACTTAATGTACATTTCGAGCGGATACGCTGCATCAAACTTAGACAAAGTGTCTTCACCAAACAACAAATCTTCTGCAACCATTGTGCGAGGCATGTACAAACACTCAATTCCGTAGATGCGAATTGATTCGATGATCAACGACTCGATGAGGTCTTGCTCCATCGAGTTTTGGAAATTATTGAAATAGTGTGAAACAGTTGGCATAATAAAATCAGCCGATCATATCCCAGGAAGGCATAGAGTATGTATTGATCATCTCTTCTTCCAATCGCTTGATCTCCTCTTCTGCTTCGGTATAGATCTGCTCACCATTAAAGGTAACGCCACCTGGCAGCTGCATACCAGAGAACTTTTTCAGGTTTGTTCCCCATTGACGCTTGATCAACTGTGTTGCATACTTGCGCAACCAACGATCAGACCAAACATCTGCCCATTCATCAGGATCAGTGTAGCGATAGCATTGAATGACAATGTACTCGCCAGCAGTTACTTTTGCTGCCCAATCCATATCGATGTACAAACGATCCATGTGGCGATTGTAACGAATGAGTTGCTTACCAACAAACAGTTCCTGCATCAACGCAATGCGTTCCATGCTCATTGTATAGTGAGCAAATGTGCCATGTGCCCAATCATAGATTTCGTTGAGTGTAATCTGATAACGAAGATTGAACAGATTGTTGGTGTTCAATCCAGCACCCACTGGCATAATACCAGTTACACCGATGATTGATTCTGGAAGCGTGATGTATCCGTTGGTAATATCGCTTGATGTTACCTGATACTTGTAATAGTCTTGATACGAACCGTCATAGTGGAAGTCACGATAATAGTCAAGTGCATCGTCAATGCGATCTTGCACCTGATCCTCGTCGACGTTGATTTCCAAAATCGGCGCACCCAGTTCACGCAAACAATATTTTTTGAACTCGGTTCTTGTAGTTGGAGTTGCCATAAAAAAATAGTCCCAGTTTTGGTTATTCTGGAACTATTTATAAGACTTCGGAATGGTGTTACTTATGATTTCCCAAGGTAGAAGGATCCTGCGGCGAGGATACTCACCTTCAACCACTCAAAGTGTACAAGGGCATTTTCTAGTCTGACGAATTCTGTTACTGTTTTGGTTGTATCAACAATACCGAACAGATAAGAGCCACCAACTTCCTGAGTGATCGGAACAATAATGTCAAGACCAGTAAGACCACCGACCATTGCCCAAGCACCCAATGCGACCATTGAGAGAACGAAGATACGACGAGTCAGTTTAGCAAACGGATCGTTGCCTACTCTATTCGCAGCTGCGTCTGCCGACTTGGATGCGGATTCTCTCTCCTGATTGGCGATGTCCGCTTTCTGCTGACGATCCGCCATCATCATTTCCATCTGCTTCTGCTTGTTCTTTTGAGCGTTGTCCATAAATTTGAACAAACCGCCCATGAGTGCGCCACCACCCATTGTTATCAATTCGATTGGGATCATAATTCACCTCTTTCTTTTTATTATAATGGTGTCTAACCGTATTTAGTAAAAAGAGGATTCCAGAGAGACCTACAATAAAATACAACCATGTTGGAACAGAAGAAACTGCTTTCTCTGTGTCGAAAGATGGTTTATTGTCTGGATTGATAATTGGTGTGCCAACAGTAGACTTAGAAGAATCAGACCGAACTACAATCTCGCCGTTATCTTTTGTTATAACGGTTTTGATTGTAGTCGGTTGTTCTTTGTCGGCACGGACAGCATCTGCTGCTTCACCTAAGTGAAGAGCAGTTGTAATTGGACTAAGTGCTGAGCATCCTCCCAGCGCAACCAAAGCGAGTACCAAAAGAGATACTCTCCCATAACCAAGCATTATTCACCTTATGCAGCAGTCAGACTAACGAATGCTGGATCTACTTCAGCGAGTGGATTAACTGCAAAGAAATGGATTGCCTTGTTGATGGTACGAGTATTGGTCTCAGTTTCTGGACCATAAGTTTCCGTACCTTCTTCGTCTGTATGCTTAACCTTACGAACTTCGGTGTACTCTGCATTTTCAAATGCAATTACATCAGCGATCGTAGAAAGTGCAGCAATTGCAGTTTCCTTCTCGTTTGATTCAGTACGAACCGCAGCACGATAAGTTGCAATCGCATCAGGAACAGCAGTACCACCTTCGGCAGCACGAATTACCATCCAGTCGGTTGGAGCAAGAAGGGAACCAGCAATAGACTTAACAGAAGCAAGCATGTTTGCTTTCAACTGATCAACATCTCTTGCAGTACCTTCATAAGAACCAGTTACCTTGTTCGCACTGATAGAATAAGTTACTTCGCCAGACCAGTAATAACGATTGTCAACCTGAGTTTCTTCATATGGGAGAACGCCAACTGCTTTCAGTTCTTCGGCAGTCCAACGACTGAAGATAGACTTAGGATGAGAAACGCCATTCACTGTGAGGGAAATAGGAGTATTGATAATACGCTCTACTTCACCGTTTTTTACTAAAGCCCATGCCATGTTTTTCTCCTAAACAAAAATTAGTTTGTTGTACCTTATTTATAAGAACTGTTATCTTGCATTACTGCGTTTGAATGGATATTCTGCGAAGGCCATGTAGATGTAGGTTCCGCCGCTGGCATTTTCT